GGCAGGCTTGATAACTGTTTCAAGATAGACTGCACCATCTTCTGGACTCATTCGCGTGACCTTATCCAGCTCCACGAGGTTTTTGGCGAGAAACGTAGTGATTTCCGGCCCTGATGCGTCATTCAGGATGCGCAAGGCCAGTCTGTCCGGAACGTAGGGCGCTATCATCTGTCCCGCCGCCGCCAGTTCCTCGGACGTGATACCCAGCTTTGTCGCCACTTCGCTGTAGGTTTCAACGGTTTTGGCTACCTTTGCCCGTTCCTCGGCGGCAATCTGCTGCTGCCGCTGCTGTTCCTGCGTGTTGCGCCAATTGATTTCTGCATCAAACTGCGCGGCCTTGGCAATCATTGCGTCCCTATGAGCCACTTTCTGCGCGAAGTTGTCCTCATACGGATCAGGAGGAGGAGGGATATCCGGCCTGACCGGGGCTTCGTACTGTTGCAGCTTGCGCTGTGCCTCGATTAGCTGCCGCTCGCGCTCCTCGGCTTTTAGCTCGGCTTCCCGCAACGCTGCGACCTTACGGCCCTGCTCGCGGTTGAATACGGCCTGTTGTTCAGGAGTGAAAAGGGCGACCCGCTCCTCGTCAGTTAGCTCGCGCTCCGGTTCTTTTGCAGAAGGTTCCGGCTTTGATACCGTTACCGCCTCTAACTGTTCCTGTTCGCCGCCCTCATCCGGCCCGTCATAACTGTTTGTGTCTAAGGCTTCTTCACCCATCGTCTTATCCTCAATATCCGCAGAAACGCGCTGCGTTCGCTTTAAAACGGACTGGCTATCTGTATTCCGCCGTGAACCAATGCCCCGGCTGCTGCTGCGGCTTCGGGGGTTGTATAAGGGGATAGCGCGTCAGTAACAGCGCCACCATAGCCATAGGTCGTTTGGTCAATCGGTTGTGTAGCATTGCGAGCACCGGCCTGAATCGCCTGCTCAAAGCCGCCACCGGATGCCAGGGTGCCAAGCGTTCCGGCTAACCCCAAATACCCTTGCAGCGGCTTATCGAGCGCGGGCAGTACCACGTTATTGGCCATTTCACCTAAGCCGTTAACCATGTCTAGCAGTTCCTGCCTGCGGGCTTCCCAATAGCCTGCCTTGCTTCCGCGCATCTGTGCGAACTTGTCGGCGGCTGTGCGGGCTTCCATTTCGTCACGGATGTAGGCTTCATAGGACGGGTCGATAGCGGGCTGTGTGACGAAGGAATTAACCTCAGGCGATTGCAGCGCAGCAGCGCCGCCCAAGGCAGCACTGGTCAGGTATGGCGCAGCCCTGCCAAGGGTTTGCAGTGGGCCTGCCTCGGCTTCCTGTGAGCCTGTAGCGCCTGCTAGCAATGCGGCTGTGGCTCCGGCGTAGGGCATGACGCCTGCGATATCAGCAGCTTTGCGGGCTTGCGCCGCTTCCTTGAGCTTCGATAGCCCTTTGGCCAGTGTTCTAGGTACGCCCATTTGTCATTACTCCCATGAACGCTAAAACAATTCCCATCACTTCATCGTCATCGTTGTGACCGCCACGCCGGAACACCGTTACAGGCGGGATTACGCCGGTTTCGCCCGACAAGCCCAACAGCCACAAAGGGGACAGAAAGCCCTGTGTTATCGGGGCTAACTGCGGCGTTGAAAGCCCTAGCAGGAATAGGGGCGAGCGCATTAGCTAGTCTTCCTGTGATATACTTTGTCTGTGGCTAGGTTCGCTACCGAAAACCGTTTTCCGTGACGGGTGCCACACACACTTACACGGAGCAACATTTGACGGAGAATGTTATGACTGCATTGAAAAATGAAGTTGGCAATAGATACACCCGCCTCGTTGTGCTTCGACAATCGCCCGGTAGAGGCAATGGCGCATACTGGGAGTGCCTTTGTGACTGTGGCAACATCAAGATCGTCGCTGCAAATAACCTTCGGAAAGGCACCATTATATCCTGTGGTTGTCTCGCCAAGGAGCTTAGTTCCGCTCGCAACTCCACGCACAAAATGTCTAAAACATCGGAATACAAGGCGTGGCAAAGTCTTATTCAGAGATGCACAAAACCCAGCTATCGAGGCAGTCATAACTACCTTGGCAGGGGTATTACAGTGTGCGATAGATGGCTTCATAGCTTTGAAATGTTTTTCGCTGACATGGGTCCGAGACCGTCCGCAAAACACTCCCTTGACCGAATAGACAACGACGGGAACTACTGCCCTGAAAACTGCCGATGGGCTACCGCCAAACAACAGCGCAACAACACGCGCCAAAACGTTCTTGTAACTATCAGCGCTGAAACAAAAACTATTCAGGAATGGATAGATCATTCAGGTTTCAGCCGTTATTACATAGACAAATATCATCGCAAGCTACCTATGCGGGATCGGTCCCGGTAACAGGTTCTGCCGCCGCATCTGAAGTTACTACAGCGGTCCATTTTGGGGTGGAATCGTCTTCGGCATATATCGTCAGCGTTCCAGCAACTGAGCTCCACTTGTTACGCAGGAATCGTAGAGCATTCAGCGGGCTGCGGGCGTTGGTATCTGATACCGCCGCCATATCCCTGTTAAGCAAGGCGTCTGCGTTCTCCGTGACAGTCGGAACCGCTGCGGTTACATCTGCGCTGGATAAGTTGTTGAGTGCCGCGATCTGTGCCGGAATGTCAGTCGTGGTGTCTGTGGCAATAACGCCTAGCTGCGTATCCAGATTTGCACTAGCCAGACCGACAGCGGCGCGTATACCAGCAGCATCCAGAGTAGAGAGTCCTGTTTGTATCTCGGTAACAGCACTTGCCGCTACTCCGCTGGAGGTTATCCAGTCTGCCGGTATAGTTGGAAGGGTGACGGCATCCGTAACCGCTGTGACAGTCGATACCGCGCCGCCCGAAGTAGTAATCGCGCCGGATGATACAACAGCCGTGGCTGCAATGTCGTTAAAGCCGGTGATGTTCGTGGTCTTGGCCAGTGACAGGCCGAAAGCGGTGGAGGTTGGGTCGCAAGCAGTCGTGACAATGTTCACGGTCTGCGGAATAGCTCCAGATCCGGTGAAGTTAAAGCCGATATTGTTTCCATCGGTGTCAGCCTGGGACAGCGCGAACTTGTACCACCCGGTAGTTCCGTCCTCGGTAGCGGTCCCTGTGGCAGCAGCGAAGGTGCCATCAATGCACCGCCTGACCGTCCATGTAACACCCGATTTAATGCCTCCGGTGGTCGCGTCTACCCCTTGGACGTGGATGTACTGCCCGGCTGTATTCTTCCGAAACATCAGAAAGCGCCCCCAATGATTGTTGTGGCTTTAGCGCCCCATGCCGGGGTAAATGCGGGCGCGACAAGCGCATATATCGCTGCCATTCCTGCTGGCTGAGCCACTGCGCCACCACCAAACGGGTTATTCAGCGTGGTTTGCCCGCCGCCTGAAATGAAGTCGTAACCAGAACCTCCAGTTGTTTCCCGGTCGATAGTGCTGCTCAGCGTGTGCGCATCCATTTGCAAGGCAAGCCAATAAGGTGTGGACGCAGAAATAGTCCAGTTTACTGATACCGTAATCCACCCAGCCGACGAGCTAGAGTTAGTTGCGGCCACTTCCAGCCTCACATCGGGAACACCGGCATTGTCAGAATACAGGCCGACTTCAAAGTTTGAAGTGTTTGTGCCAACGGCGCGATACCATCCTATTTCGGTGATTCTCCCAACACCCGAAGGTGTTGTGTCTTTTGTCGCTAGCGAATTGCCGTCAATGGTTAGCTCAAGCGACGCAGCAGGGTCAGTCGTAGGCGCTACCGTCACAAACCCGCTATTGGTGCCAAGAGCTAAAGCCATTACTCGTAACTCGCTTTATCTGTCTTTTCGGGTGCTTCGACAATGCCAGGAACCGCGACAACGCCGGTCATCACGCCCATTTCATTCCGTTGGACAGTGAAGGTGTAGGCGCAAGGCTCCATTGCCTTGGGCATTTCGACCTCTAACTCAATCCTGCCGATTGCCTCTACTAACGGGGTTAGGTCGATAGGCTTTGATTCGGGGAACTGAATGCCATTCACAGCCTTCACTAGCTTGCCTATGGCTGCATTCAGGTCAATCTTGACCTCTGGCATCTCTATGCTGTTGACCGCTGTCACAAGTGCGTTCAGCGCCTCCAGCATGGCGGTATCTTCCGACTCCTTCATGGCCGATTGATAGGCGGCGTAATCAGTCCGTGAAGCCGGTTGTCTAAGGATTTGCCTCAGACTCTCATCAAGGGCCGATAGCTTACCCACGGAGACGGTCCACTATTTTAGTAATCCCGGCTTTCACGGCGTCATTCTCAATATCTTGCGCTTCGGCTTCGGCCAATGCCTTGGCGCTCTGTGCGGCTTTGCCTTTTATCTCACCCAAGGCTTTAGCGCGGTCAATATCAGCCTCGAATCGCTTGGTTTCGGCTTCATAGGCGCGAATCTGTAGTTCCTTGTCCTTCTGTTCGGCCTCTTTCATCTTCACTTGGGCGTCTAGCTGCGCTTCCATTTGCTTGGTCTGCGCGGCCATCAGGTCGGCTTGTGCTTTGGCTTCCTCGGCCCTCGCTGCGACCATCATCGGGTCTTCTTGCGGCGGCTGGCCTTGTTGACTCTGTAGCTCTGCCTGTTCCTCGTCGGTCAACTCATCGGGGACCAGTGCTCCAGAAGTAAACAACTGCCGACGCTTGCGCTTGGCGACTATATCCATGCCGGGCGCATTCACAGCGTTAGCGAGAACGTCGCCGCCCATCTGAATAACGGACGGGTCAGCAAGCCCTATTTTTGTCATTGCATCGACCGTTTTCCCTTGGCGCGTGGCAAAGGAGGGACCGGCGCTACACGTCACGTCATACTGACCCTCGGCCAAGTCGTGCAGGGTAATCACTCGACCAGTTTGTTGGTCCTGCATAGTGGCGCCTATCAGCTCCATGTCCATAGAGCCGTCATCTGACAGGATTCTGACCTCGCGCCCTATGTCGTAAACCCTTGGGATGGCGTTGACCAAAATGCGCCCGGTCTGCCGTTGGGCAATGGTTCGTGCATCAATGTATTTATTAGAGCCTACGTCGCCGCGCTCTTGTAGCAAATCAATGGCTACACCGGACTGCAGGCCGGGATTGTCCCCAAGTGACGCAGCGAACAGGCCCGCAGACATGGGCAAGCCGTTTTGCATGTCGTTGGTGATTTCGCTTAAGCCGGGGTTCACAGGCGCTCCGCCGATGAACGGAGGAACACCGGGCGCTTCTGGGTCTGGATTCCACAACTGAACGGGGTCATTGTTGGTGTTCAGGGTTTCAAGTGTAGATTCGTGGCCCATAGCTTGCTTAGTGGTAAGCCAATATTTAGGACGAGGCGAAAAGGCTAGGTCTTCAATTTTTCTTGTCATGCCATAGTTATAAATGCGCTGCCAGTCCATCATCTTTTCAACCGCGCCGTAATACTCCACGCAGTCGTCTACATAATCAAAGTTAGCGTACAGCGGAACCAAGGGTATCCAGTTCTCGAATACCGTTTCCTGCGGCTTGCCTATCCAATCGGAGTTGTCAAAGATGCGAGTGCAGACCTTGAGCACAGTTCTTGTGCGGCGTCTCAGTTCAGTAACGCCCAATTGCGCCAATTCATCGGACAAGGCTTCAAAGTCATCGTCTACAACGTAGGTCTGACCGTTTGACATGATGACCAGCTCACGCTCTACGGGCTTTTTGTAGTAGAACGTCCCGACCAGTATCAGGTCATCACGCCCGCCGTACCGGAAGTTAAAGGATGTTTCGTCAGTGGAGACGCTTGAAGGCACATCCCGCTTGGGATACTTGGCCCGGTATTCGTCCTCGGTCATGCCGATGAGCTTCCACCCGTAGGGGGCGTCGCTTCCATCCTGTTCCGTATGGGGGCCAAGCCAAACGCGGTTCAGCCAGTTCGGAACTGTGGAAATCATCAAATCCTGGTCGAAGCTATCCCCATCCTGATACGCCTGAACCACTTCCCATCCGTTGCAGCCCTCGACAGCCATTGACCTACCGCTCTTGCTGTAGATTTCGTTGGCGTTACTGATGGCCTCGATGTGCCGAACTATGCCCTCGTACTTTCTCCCGGCTTCCTTGGTCGCTTTGCCGCCTGCCGGTAGTACCTTGATGCTGTAATCAGACTTAGCTATAGACCCGGTTATCTGCTCAATCATTGGGTTAGTCAGGTCGAAGGTATAGCGGGGACGCCCGTTGTAGACCTCCCGCCACTTGTCTTCCCACTGGCCATCGCGGTCATTAACAAAGCGGTGAGCCTCTCGCGCCATCTCTCGATTGTCGTGGTCGTCGTCCTGCGCCTTCTTGAGCGCCTCCAGCATCCATGTGTGATCTTCGTAGTTCTGTTGGGTAGGCATTAACCTAACCTCGCAAATTTCAATTCGATGGGTTCCTCGACCTTGCGTGTCATCATCGGGAACAACTCAGTAAAACCCCACACAAGGGAGTCGGCGCGGTCAGGTGACTTCAGGCCACCGTAACCGGAGGTAGTCATGCCGCAAAGCTGATCTTCCAGTTCTGGGAAGTAGCCAATATGGTGAACCTTGCCTTGCTCGTACAGGGCGGCTACAGGCTCTGCCCTCACAACCTTGCCCCTGGAGGCGGTCACATCACGGTAGGGTACATCGGGGTTTGCAGCCCTTATCACGGCCTCAACCATTGCCCCACCGAAGTTGCGCTCTCCGACTATCCTGTCTGCGGAATGGCGGTTATAGGCGTCCGTTGCGATTCTTCCCCAATCAGCAGGGCCGTAATGGCCTGACAAGTCTTCTAGCAAGTAGCCATGCCCATCGGTGCCAAGGGCGCAGACCGTGATGCCAATCTCATCAGAGCGGGTGTCCTGATCGCCTGAACAGCCGGAAGGGTCTACAGCCACCACCACGCGGAGGAAGTCGGGGATATTCTCCTCAAGCCTGCCCAGTTTTCGGTTGTTGGCTATCAATTCATCCGTCCACAAAGCCCCGTCAGTGTCATCAGTGAACCGGCCCAACAGGAAGCGGTTACGCGCCCTTTCCGGCAGGCTATCCAACATGCTCAGGTATTCAGGGTCTAGGTTCTCCCGGTTATCGGAAGGGTTAATCAGGTAAAGCCGGTAGTTGTCGGGGTTCTTGTCCGGTTGCCCGCTGTCGGGGTCTTTCTTTTCCACGAACCGGCGATAGGTCCAATGCTTCTTACTTGGCGGGTTGAAGTCGTAGTAAGCCTTCAGCCTCAAGCCTTCTGTCTTTTGGGCCAATCGCGTCATTGCCAGGGTAATGCTTTGGAAGGGTATCTGGCTGCACTCGTTGAAATACAGGGTGGCGAACTCTAGCCCTAGTATCTTCTCGGTGCGCTCTTTGTCATCCAGCCCGCAGAACCATATCTCGGACTCATTGGGCAACTTAAGGAACCAATCAGTCTTGTTTAGATCGCAATGTTCCCAGACGCCAGGGAAGCATAACTTGAACACCTTTGGCAGCGTGTCGTAGATGACCGAGGCTTTGATGGCATTGAAGCGGTAGCGGAATATGGCGTGGCGACTCTTGGGTTCCTTCAAGGCTCTCAGGGCTACGGCGCGAACCAATAGGAACGTCTTGCCTGACCTTGAGCCTCCACCTAACGCACAGTGCGTTGATTGGCTAATCAGGCAGTCCATTGCAGCATCTTGAGCGGCGGTTAGCCTGAACTCAGACACTTTGGTCTTTGCCTGCGATGACTACTTGAACGGGGCCGCCGTTAGCGCCTGAGTGTTCCCTTTTTTCTGACCACCCCATGCGCCCTTTCGTCCACCATATGAGGGATGTTGTATCGCCCGCTACAGCCTTCTGGTACAGCGTCTTTGCCACCATAGCGTTGGCTTTCGCTGCTGCGGTGTCCAGC